CGTGTTTGCCATAGATCTTGCAAGAGCTCTTGTGTATCTTGCAGCTAATCTATCGTAAAGGTTATCTTCGATTGCTTCTTCAGTGATAGCAAATGCTAAAGCGATTGTTTCGTGAGTGTATCTTGCAGTGAACGTTTCGTTCGCTTGATCGAATACTACTCCAGCACCTTCAGCTTTTACTGGTGCCCCTGCGAAACCACTTAACATTACTTCTTCTTCAAAAGCTCTGTCAGATGTTTCAGTAGCGAAAATCTCTGCGTGTTGATTTTCGTATCTGTTATATTCCAGGCCAAATAGTGCATTCAAACCTGGCTCTAGTTCTTTAACTAGTTGTGATCGTGATATAGCCATATTCTATTACTCCTATATACCTGTTCCACTTCTGTAGAAGTGTTTGTTGATTCTAACAAGAATATTTCCGTTTGCAGAATCTGTAGCTGAGTTACCTGGATCTTGTGAAATGTCCATCGCTTGAATCACGAATGAAGCATTTGTTCCAGATACAGATACATCTAACTGAACTTCAGATATTCCTGTTTTTGTATTACCAGTAGCATTAGTTACTGAATAGTTTTTAAAACAATCCGCTCTCGCAAAAGTGTCGTCTGCGTCCATTAAAAAAACTGCGTCAGGGTCATCAACGATAAATGCAGTTATATCACTTGCGTTGATTGAACCTGGGTACGAGTTCCTAAATGTCGGTTTTTGCGTAGTAGGATCTGTATAAAAACATCCATTGAACACACCAATAACTGCTGTGCTATTATTCGCAACGTGTCTTGTGATAGTACCGTCTGTTTCAGCGATAACTAAGTCACCTTGGAAAATAGCAGTAGTGTTATTAGCAGATATAAGATATCTGTTTTGTGCACCAACTAATGGCGTACCGTCTAGTTTTCTGTACGGTCTAAGACCGAACTTTTCACTTACGTTTGCCATATTGTTATATACTCCTTATAAACGTTAATTTAAGACTCTTGTAGTTAATGCAAAAAAATTATTTTTTGCGGTTACCTCCAAAGGTCACTCTGGACTGCCTATCAATATTGATTGGCATATCCGGGTGTTGTTCCTTCATAAGATCCCTATCAATCGCGTCTGTTCTATCTTGAGTTATTCTTGCGAAATACTCAGCACGTTGTTTCAGAATCTCTTCTGGTATCCTTGCCAACACAAGGCCCCCAATCCCGATGAGACCAGCATGTTTGCCTTCGTGAATAACTGGAAAATCATTTTCACCTATTTCACTTTTTAGTGTTTCAGCTTTAACAAATTCCCAACCTTCCCTAAGCTTTTTCGAAACGTTTGCAACGTCTTCGAATCCTGCAGTTGCTGTACGTATCCATCTATGACACATACCATGCGGTGCAGCTGGCGCATCCAAACTGGATGGTGGAGTCCAATCTTTTTTTCTAGAATTTTTAATTCTTGAATCAGACTCGCGTGAAGTTTTTACTTTTTCCATTTTATGCTCCTTCCTTCACGTATTTAGCGTATTCCTCTAGTGGCACCCCTAATTTCTTAGCGATAACTACCTGTGATTTGGTGAGTTTCACAGACTTGCGTCCTCCTGCTCTACGACTAACTGAGGCTACATTTTGGACGGGTTCCTTCGTAGCTACAGGTTTTTCTTCTGTCGAAGCGGCAAATTTCTGAGGGAAATATTCCTTCATACGTTTGTTGATTTGATTATAGTACTCGTTACTCTCCGCGTCAATTCCCTCCTGCATTAACTCATCATGTATTCCCATCGCAGCAGAAGTCATTACTCTATCACTGCCAAACCATTCGTTGTCTGAAGCCCATTCCTGTGCTCTTTGACTGATTGGTGGCTGTTCTTGAGTAGTTTCTTGTGGTTTTGACTCAGATTCTTTTTTTCTAGCCTCTTTTTCTGAAAGAGTCATAGAAACTTTTTCTTTCTCAACAGCTAATTTAGTTAGCTTATCCTGAGCTTCAGTTATTTGTTCAGGATCCTGAGAATCAAATGCAACTTTTAATGCAGCTTTTGCCTTATCTCTTTCTGCATCAATTCTTGCATCGTATTCCTTAAGATAATTAGTATCGACTTCCTCATACTTCTCCTGGGCAGTCTCATATTTATTCTTAAGACCTTTCGCATAATCTACAGCAGCTTTTTCTCTTCTCTCTGCCTCTCTTATTTGAAAAGTAAGTTTTTTTATTCTCTTTTGAACTTTATCAGAATAATCCTGCAAGCCTTCTTCATCAGTATCTTTAGATTCAACTTGCTGTGGTTCTTCTTTTGGTTCGTCTTTGGTTTCCTGCAAAAGTTCTTTTGCAGTTTTTTCTCCAGTTACATTGTCTTCACCTTTAATGTCAGTGTAACCAAGATCAACATCTTCTTTTTGTGCAAAAGACTCATCGGGTTCTTTTGCTTCAGGTATGTCTACCCTTTCTTCATTTACTCCATCAGTATCTAATTCAACTTCTGGTTTTTTGTTTTCTTCAGCCATTTAGTCCTCCTTAATAATGGTGCAAAATATCAGATGGATCATTAATCTTAGCAATGACTTCGTCATCGTTAAGAACTCTAACTTCTCCGCCTTCAATTTTGAATCTTGAACCTGCGTATCTACTAAAAATTACCCAATCTTGTAGTTTACACCAAGGCCCTTTAGGAAACTTGTCATTATCTTGATAACAAAGGTCTCCCATTTTTAGCACAAGACCACATACTGTAGTCATCTGTATGGTTTCTTGAGTTGTATCAGAAAGTAAAATTCCACCTTTTGTTTTTTTAGGACCAGCATATGGTAATACCAATAATCTGTATCCTGTAGGTGTCGGTAAACTTTCTAATGTTGATTTTTTGATCGCTTTAGGATCAAGGACTGTTTTGACTTCTTCTTCGCTTTTGTAAGCGTCTAAGAGTGCTTCAGTCCGTTTCGGTGTCTCCGTGGACTTGTTCATTTTCTATCTCCGTTCTTGACAGCAGGTCTTTTATTTCCTGTTGCAAATCCTCATAGGATTTGATTTGACCTCTAACATATTGTAGTTGCTCTATAGTGTCAACACCATATATAGCGTGGTCTTTGAGACGTTCTAATGAACGTTTAATGACTTTTTGTATAAGTGAGATTGTATATATATCCACAAAGTAAATATATCTATCTAAGCTGATTTTGCAAACGTTTTAACATTTGTAGGTTTACCACCTACACCTTGTGCTCTACTTCTCTTTCTTGCAACAGCAGAACGCCTTTGCGATTCTGTCATTCGGGCTGCTTTTGCAGCAGGCACGCATTTGGGGTATCGTCTTTTTGATCCACTTGCAGATTTTCTTCCACATTCTCTAAATCCTCCACCCTTCTTTTTTGATCCAATATCTACCCATTTTTCTTTAAACCATTTTGTAAGACCACCTTCGGCCATTTTTTTCGAACCTGCTGGTACACAATTAGGAACCATACGATTCCCTTTTTTCTTCATGCCAGCTTGAACGTAGCCGTCCCAACATGATCCTTTTTTATACATTACATTAAATCTTTGTAGTAGTCGGCCATGCCACCTTTTGTGTATCCTTTTGCAGGATTATTCAATTCAGTTTTTAAGCCACCTTTGTTCATCATTCTAGCTTTTTGTAATCTACCCATACCAGACATAGAACCTGCAGTCATACCACCACCCATTTTCTTATCGACTTTTTTCTTATTACCAACACCAATGATAATCATCAATGCACCTTTTTTAAATTTTTTTAGTCTTGGTCTTTTGTTTTCATTTCCTGTTAAAGTATCATAAGCTTTTTTCTTTTTTTGATATTCTAAATCTCTAGGAGTTAAAGATCTTCTAATATTTTTTTTATTTCTAATAGGTTGTTTTGGTTTTTCAATAAATGTTCCTTCTTGAGCACCTGCTGGTTTAGGTCCTCTAAAATCTTTTCTTTTAGTTCCTGATGGATCTTTAATTTTACCTGCACAAATTTTACTAGCGTATGCGTTCGCGTATGCAGACGGGTAAACTTTGAATTTACGTTTCGCTGCTGCTTTACCTCTTGGACATAATTTAGTCATCTATTTTTTTCCTCCGTTACGAAATATTTGTGTTCCCTTTATACCATATATTGAAGCCACGACCAAGATCCACAAATTTGTGAACCATGACGGGAGCTGTGAGAACATATCGAAGAAAAGTTTTACCTTATCCATCGCAGTCGGATCATCTGATATCACTGCCCAAGCGAGCACCACTACGGGTAAACTAAGAATTATCAAAACTGCCTCGTCTTTCCAGTCCGATTGTCTAGCTTCCAATAATTTGCCCTGGTATTGTTCCTCACCTCGAGCTTGTCTTTCTGCATGTAACAATTGAGCATCAGACATTGCCATTTTAGCTTTTTGCTTGTTAGCGTAAATTTTACTTCCTGCACTAACCGCTAATTTGATTGCACTTAACCACATTGTACTTGTCCTTCCTTCGTTGACACATATATTCTACCATTTTTCCAACAATTGCGAAAGCCCTCTTTCCTGACATCTTCCATTTCCAAGTTTGTTTCCAATTATCTTTTCTGACTTTTACAGGCAGTATTGAACCACCAAATTTATCTCTAAATCTCTCGATTATATCCTTGTCACACATTTCAACAGAACATTGAAACGATTTTCTACCACTACCTTTGCCCCAAACACCAAAACTTCCTTCGCCATCAAATATTCCTGCAAGAAAAAGGATTTGACCCTGTTCTGTCAGGTTATCGTAAGCCGATGAACTTTTTACCAGAGACTTGCACGTTTTTGATCCCTTTAATATCAGATTTCGCTCCTGGTTCTCTGTGTGGACATCCTCCTGACTTCAACCCTTGTGGATTGAAACCTTTTTCTGGAGCTGGTCCGTACCTCACACCACCGCTTAATCCTTTTTCGTTATTTCTTCTCAAGTTTTTCCCTCGCTACTGCTAGTCTTTCGTCTGATTGTTGGTCTTGTGTTGCAAGTCTATCATAATCGAAAGCTAGACGCTCTGCTGCTCTCTGATTTTCTTGATCTTGCTTGAATGCTGTCTCTTCTGCTTTTCTTTGCATGTCCATAGCTTTTAAATCTACCTCTTGTTGCTTAATTCTTACAAGTGGATCTTGTTTAGCAGCATTGGTTTGCATTTCAGTTTGTACTAACTCTTGTGTCATCTGTGCTGCAACCTTTGCTACCTCAGCTTGAAATAAAATATCAAATTGCTCTGGATCTTGTTGTGCCATCTGTTGCATTTGTGGATCTTGGGCCATCATACCTTTTACAGTTGCTTTAGCTTTGAACGATATGTGGTCAGATATGTGTGATTGCATTAATGCATATACTTGTGGATTGATCTGTACCATTCGTGAAGCCATAAATGCCATGTGT